TGATACTCTCAATATTCATACAATATCCAACGAGGGCTGGAAAAAAGTCCCCGTTATTTGGTCAAACGCCGAGAGAGCGTTTATGATCAAAAATTTTAAAGATCGAAGGGATGATGAAGGGACTCTTGTTTATCCACTAATAACAATTGAAAGAACGTCGGTGGAAAAGAATCTATCTAAAAAAGATTCATTCGGCGTTAATGTTTTTGCTATTCCCGATGTTAAGGGCGGCGTCGTCGCAATTTCTAGACAAATACAGCATGAAAAAACAAAAGAATTTGTGAACAATGATACATATAGAATAATGGGGCAAAAGAACTTCCCAAAACAGCAGAGAAAAAATACAGCGGTCTATGAAATACTTTATACACCATATCCAGTTTATTTAGATATGACTTATGATATTGTTTTAAGGACAGAATACCTTCAACAAATGAATGAAATGGTTGTTCCATTTATGGCAAAAACTGGAGGTATTAACTCGTTTATGTTAAAAAAGAACGGTCATAAATATGAATCATTTATTCAATCAAATTTTAATCTTGAAAGTAATGCTTCTGCATTAAATGATCAAGAAAGAATATTTACGACAAAAGTACAAATAAAAGTCATTGGATATTTATTGGGTCAAGATAAAAACGACCCACAGCCAAAAGTTGTGGTAAGAGAAACTGCTGCAAAATTTAGATTTCAAAGAGAAAAAGTCATTGTTGGTGATATGCCTGAACATATAGGCAAGGAAGGATTTTATCGCCCTTAGTTGCTTTTACCTTTTTATAACACTATTTATAAAAGAGTTATAGGAGTTTTAAAATATGGCTGTAAGTATCGACAAAAAGTTTAGATTCGTATCCCCCGGTGTTTTCATCGATGAGATTGATAATTCTCAATTACCAAGACAAGCCGCTCCAATTGGTCCAGTGATTATCGGTAGAACCGAACGTGGTCCCGGCATGATTCCAGTTGAAGTCGGTTCTTTTTCTGATTTTATTGAAATGTTTGGTAATCCAGTAGCTGGTGGCTCTGGTGATGATGTTTGGAGAGATGGTAACTTTACTTCTCCCATGTATGCAACTTACGCTGCACAAGCTTGGTTGAGAAACTCCAATAAGGCTACAATCGTAAGATTGTTGGGCGATCAAGATGAAAATGCAACTGATACAAAAGCTGGTTGGAAATTTACTAGCGGCGATACTTGGGGCTTATTTTTAATTGATTCAGGTTCTTCAAATGGTACACTAGCTGCTGTATTTTATACAGATGGCACAACAGAATTTCAATTATCCGGCGCAATAAGAGCAGGTTCAACACAAATAGCAGGCACAAGTTCTGTAATACAAAGTTTGTCATCTGATGGTCCAACCTATTTTATTGGGCAATTCTCTGGTTCCACTACTGGCGTAACAGATAAAACCAAATTTAACTTTGATGAAAACAGCGAATTCTACATTCGTAAAGTTTTCAATACAAATCCAATATTAACAAATACAACTGTGACACTAACATCCGCTCAAAAGAAATACTTTTTGGGTGAAACATATGAAGAGAACGTAAGAAATGTTGTAACTTCATCTGCCACTAATTTTGGTGTTGTATTTAAGCTAGAGAGCGGTAGCGCCGATTTTGGTGATCACAACTCTCCAAGCGTCAAATCAAGAACTGGCTGGGTATTCTCCCAAGATTTGGGAACATCTAGTGCATTCGTTGCCACACAAAAACAACAACTATTTTACTTTGAAGATTTAGGCTCTGGCGAATCAAATCAAAGAAGATTTAAGATTTCTATTCAAGATGTTAAGCCATCTAGCAATACCTCCGATCCATATGGAACATTCACAGTTGTTGTAAGAGAAGCAAATGATAGTGATGCTTCGCCAAAAATCGTTGAATCATTTGCTGGATGTAATCTAAATCCATTCTCTGAAAACTATATTGCTAAGAAGATTGGTGATCAAAAATTAGTTTGGTCTGACTCTACAAACATGTATACTCTTCTTGGCAATTACCCAAATCGTTCTAAGTTTGTGAGAGTTGTAACAAACGACGACTTAGATGCTGGTTCACTAAATCCAGCTTATTTACCATTCGGCTGTTATTTACCACCAAGACCAAGAGGATTTGGTATATCTCTAGGGACTTTATCTAATAGCACTTTGGCTATTTCGCCAACAAGCAATGTAGAAACTGGTTCTGGCGCATTGACTTCGACAATAACATATCCAAAATTTGTCTTGAGAAATGATACCACAACTGGCTCATTGAGCGCTCCAACAAATGCATATTGGGGTGCAACATACAACAAGAAATCAAATCTACTATATACCGATAAGAGCTATATTGATTTGGTTCGCTTCATATCGACAACTGTAACTGATACGGTTCAAGATACATTCACTCTTGACGATATTAGTGGTAGCTCATTAACTGCTACGTCATTTACATATGTAAGTGGTAGCAGATTAGCTGGAACATCTTTAACAGCCAGATTTGGTTATACTGGCTCATTAAACGTTGGTATCAATAGATTTAATGTTCCTCTATACGGCGGCTTTGACGGCTTTGACGTTAGAGAGAGCGATCCATTTAATAACAATGATATGAGCGGAAAAAATGCACTAAATCATTATGCTGTTTACTCTGCTGTTAAGGCAATAAACGCCGTGTCAGACGCTGAAAGAGTCGAAATGAATCTATTGGCAGTCCCCGGCATCACAAATGCTACAGTTACAGATAAGATGATTGCTGTCGCAGAAGCTCGCGGTGATGCTTTGTCAATCATTGATTTGCCCGGTGTTTATACACCACGCCATGAAAGCGCCACAGCTTATGGCTTAGGCAATGGTGGTTCTGGTGGTGATGGTTCAAGCAATCTTGATAATGTTATCTCTACTTTAAGAGATAGAGGCATCAATTCAAGCTACGCTTGTACCTACTATCCTTGGGTAAGAATTAGAGATACAATTAACAATGCTACATTGTGGGCACCACCTTCCATTGCTGCCTTGGGCGTATTCTCAAGCACTGATAGAAGAGCCGAGCCTTGGTTTGCCCCTGCTGGCTTCACAAGAGGCGGTTTATCAGAAGGCGCTGCTGGTATTCCAGTAATCCAAGTTTCTGAACAACTAACCTCCAAGCAAAGAGATAAGCTATACGAGGCAAACATTAATCCTATCGCTCAATTCCCAGCAGAAGGTATCGTTGTATTTGGTCAAAAGACCCTACAAGTTACACGTTCTGCTCTAGACAGAATTAATGTTAGAAGATTAATGATTTATCTAAAGAAAGAAGTTTCAAGAATCGCTGCAAGATCACTCTTCAATCCAAATATTGAAGTAACTTGGAACGCCTTCTTGGGACAAGTCAATCCTCTAATGGCAAGCGTTAAAACAAGATTTGGTCTGGATGATTACAGAGTAATTCTTGATAGAACTACAACCACACCAGATTTGATTGACCAAAATATTATGTATGCGAAGATCTTCTTGAAGCCAACAAGAGCCATTGAATTCATCGCAATAGATTTTGTAATCACCAATTCAGGTGCGTCATTCCAAGATTAATAGGAGAATAGAATATGCCAGCAGCTTCATTTTGGTCAGACCCTAAATTAGATCCAAAGCGCCAATATAGATTTGTCGTTTATATCAATCAGTTTGATCCATTTATTGCAAAAACAGTTAAAAAACCAAGCTTTGTAGTTGGTGTTTCAAGACACCAATATTTGGGACACGAATTTAAATATCCAACCACTATCAAGTGGAATGATATTACAATGACATTTGCCGATCCCGGTCAACCAGATGTAACAAAGTCGTTTGTGAACTTGTTGAGAAATTCGGGTTATAATTATCCAACTGATAAAAATAATTATGAAACAATTTCCCGTGATAAAGCCACTACTGCCTTGGGTCAAGTCAGAATTCAACAAATCGATGCAGAAGGCAACCCTTCAGAAGAATGGGTTCTAAATAATGCATTTGTTACAAACGTTGAGTTTGGTCAATTATCATACGCCAGCGAAGATATGGTTGAAATTTCAGTAACAATGGTATATGATTGGGCACAAATTTCAGATTCAGTTGGTGGCAATCCATATATTGAAGCGCCATAATATAATATTTAAATGAGGTTTTTATGCGGAATAAAGAAAGATTAAGTGCTGCACATGCAGAAGATGTTGCGGCACTTATCAATAGTCATGAAACAAAAGTTAATAATCCAGTAGAAATAGCAACCCCAACACAATTAGTCGATTTACCATCTAGGGGTTTATTCTACCCCGCAGATCATCCTTGGCATAATAAAGAAAGTGTTGAAATTCGTTTTATGACAGCCAAGGACGAAGATATTCTTATAAACAAAAGCTACATTCAAAAAGGTGTTGTAATAGATAAATTATTATCAAGTGTTCTATTGGATAAAAGAGTTAACTTGGATAGTATTCTTTTATGTGACAAAAGTGCTTTAGTTGTTGCGGCAAGAATGACTGGCTACGGTTCAGAATATACTGCTGAAATAGCTTGCCCATCTTGTACAAAGAATAGCAAATTTAATTTTAATCTTGATCTTTTTACTAATATCTTTCCAGAAGATGAAAAACTAGAAAGTGCTGAAGTGACTTTAACTGAGAATTTAACATTCTCACTAGAATTACCAAAGACAAAAGCCAATGTTGAATTTAA